TGCTGGGGGTGTGATGTGAAACACGTGGGTGCGGGTTTGACTTCGGTGGGGTGGTGTGTATAATGAAAAGTGTCCGGTTCAAAGGAAAGCCCAGCCGAAGGAGGTTGGGGCCGGGTGAGGGGTAGGAGGCCCCAGGAAAATGAGTAACATTTTCGATATTGTGGTGGATGTTGACCCCCTGATGGCAGGGTGGGAAACCGCACCAGTGGAAACTGACATCGAGGAAGGGATACGCTTATCCTGGACTCGCACGGTCGGGGATTACGAAATTCTCATCTGGGCAACTGGCATTCTCGATGAATACGATCTTGGCTTGACCATTGAGCACCTCCCCAGCGGTGAAATTCTGGAGCTGGAAAAATGGGATGAGCGTGAGCAGATCGACAAAATTTTGGGCGGCAAACTATGGTTGGTCAAAAGCATGTTTGAGGACGCGGCCATGGAGTGGCTGGAAGATCACTGCTACGATGACGGATGGGGGTTTTAGTCATGAAAGTACTGGATCATGTGCCCCCAACCATGCACAATTTTGTGACCGAAGCTTTCAAAACCATATACATGGGGCACGATTGTTTCCTTGGCCCGGCCGAGCCCTGCCCAGCCAATCCCCAGCTTTGGCGCAAGTTTTTCGGCGCCGATGGTTGGAACCGTCAAGGCGCATATGATTTTGGAGCGACCTTCACGGGGCGCCCCACGGATCCCTACCGGACCCACAAAATCGAAGCCCACCTTCTCATTTCCTGCCTGTATGATGATGTGTATATTGAGTGGGTGATGGGGTATGTTGGGCCTTGCCGGATTACTGTGGATTTGTTCGATGGTCAAGGTGAGGGTATGCTGGCGCATTTGGAAACACCCCAGCATGGTTTTGAGGTGGATAATATTTTGTGCGGTGGGCGTGAGTGGCTGGAAAAAGAGTTCAGCAAGCATGTTTGGGAGTTTGTGAATGCCACATAGTGTAAAATGTATAGGTCGCGTGCCCCGTACGATGCATAATTTTCTAAGGGGGCGCATCAGTGATGGTGGCGCCCTGAAGTATGGTGGGGATAATCTGTCGTTATACCAGCGTGATCCCCTGTATGATTTGGAGGCGCAAAGGGTTAGCATTTGGCCTATCCCAGGTGGCCCCAATGACAATGTTTCCTTATGGGCCTTGGCGAGATTTGATGTTATGGCCCCGTTCGAGGAGCAGGAAATGGAGGTGTTACTGAGGGTCTACCAGAGAGCAGGGTGCCGCCACCACCGGGTGTTTTGCAGGTGGCATATATCGTATGGTAAGCCGGCGGGTGATGATCTTCTCGCCATTTGGCCGGAGGCTAAGAACACGCTTAACAAGTTTCTGGAACGATGCTACACGCTGCGCCCTGGGCAAATAATCCCACATGACGGGTACACCCAAGCGGAGGTTGCGGAGATTGGGAAGCAAAATCTTGAACGTATGCAAAAAATTTTAAGGAGTAACTAATGGAAACTTTGCAAGAATACCAGGCTGGCATATTGGAGCGGGTGGAGAATTTTCCCCGCGGTGGGATACCCGAATGGGTGGAGGCGCAGGTTTTGCTGCATGAGGTGGATTCTCTGGCCCGCTACGGCTACCCGATTGAGGGTATGAACGCAAGCGACTACGCGGCTTTGGTGGCGGCCGTCACACCCCCGTGGCATGCGGCTAAAACACCTGTTGAGGCTGCGCAAATCATGACCGCTAATATTGGTGTGGTTGCGGGTGGTTCGATGAGCCCGAGGGAAATTAGCCACATGCGCAGCGTGCTGATTCCTGAGTCGGAAGTGATTTTCCGGCTGATGCCTGATGGTTTTTCTAAGGTGCAGTTTGCTGCTAATTTGGTGGTTGTGCTGGAAACCGTGGATAAGGTTTTGAAGGAGTCGTTATGAATATGAACATTGAAGAGTTTAAGGAACACCTGAAAAAACAGGTTGATGGTTTCCCGAAAGCGGGGGTGCCGGATTGGGTTTTGGCCACCCCCTTGCTGTTGCAGTTGTCGCTGCTGAAGGGTGTGGGGCAGGATGTGGGGGTTTCGGAAGAAAAGCTCCGGTTCCTGGCGGGTGCTGCGACGCCCCCGTGGTTGGGGAAGTCGGACCCTGTGAAGATTGCGGAAATGCTCATCGAAAACGCGATGGCTGTTTTCAATAATTTTGATGATTTTGATGTGTTCACTTTTGCGCATGGGATAATCGTACCCTATGCTAATGCGGTAATCCCCCTGCTTTCGGATGATGATTTAGTGCGTAGGCTAGAGCGTGCTGAGGGTGTTTTGTTTGATGCTATCGCCTACGAATGCTAGAATGTGACCAGTATCACCAACAGTTTCCCGGTTTAGACTTGCGGTCTAGGCCGGGGATTGTTATAATAGGGGCATGGTTAATATTAATTGGGGCGCGGCGATGACCGCGGCACGGGAAGGCCGTTTGGCAGAATTTTTCAGCAGGCTACTAGAACGCAAGGATGATACGGAGCGTAAAAAAGTAGCGTACAAGGTGGATGGTTTCACGCAGTTCACCGAGGATCGTTTCCGCAAGTTTGCCGAGGATTATGCGTATCTTCTGGGGGTGAATGAAGGCCTGGCCACTCTGGATGTGATTCAGGATGGTGTAAAAACTGGCGTGGCGGCGGGAGAGCTCTTGGCCAAGGCTGAAGAATGCCATGCTCACACCATGTATATGTTCCGTGAGGGTGAAAAAATTGATGACCCGGATGATAACCGTATTGCCGCACGCTTGTATAAACTCGCCTACGAGTTTCATAAGGCAAGCCTGCAAAACTGTTTGAAAGGGGAAACCAAGTGACAAACCCATGGTGGGAAGACTGCTGTGACGACCCTGATGGGATTGATGAGTACGATGCTTTTATGCGGGAAAAATATTGGGTGATCGAACAGCTGCGCAAACTGCACCTGCCTGAAACCCCGCGCGAGTTGTTCAATGAGAATCATGCTTATGATTTGCTGGTTGATGATGAGGCGGAAAAATGGAAGCTGAATTATTGGGGTGCCGATAAGGCCGCTGTGATTGATGCGCTGGGACGGTCTGACCTTCGCTACCCCAACACGGGGGTCTCCACACGAAGGTGGAACCCAAAATGATGCGGCTTTGCTACAGTGATCCAGTTGCTTTGCATAAAGGAAAATTTTTGCAACAGCGCATCAATTTTATCAATCCTGATATGACTGACCCCAACCCCCCGTATATTGCCTTTAACTATTTTTTGGTGGGGGATGTGATTGGTGAGGGTAAATATTTCACGGTTTTCTATGGTGGCAGTAGTTATGATGCTGCGCCTGACACTGCGTGGACCGATTTGCGGATCGTGGGGGGCGATGAGGAGAGCGATAAGAGGCTGGATGCTATCGCCCCTTGGCGTCACCGTGCTATGGTGGCATTCAAGAAAGATGTGGAGAAGGTTTTGGCTGCGAAAATCCGCATTGACTCTGATGCCGATGCGGAGATTGCCACGCTTTTGCATATGGATAAACAGCACCCGGGTGAAAAATTTGTTACCGCGGGTGATGGTTCCGTGTGGTTGTGGCGTAAGGACTGATTTGCAAACAAGCAAGTGAAGGAGTATAATAAAGGCCATGGCAACGTTTGAGAAGATGAACCGGGCTGACCGGTTGTTGGAAGAATACTACCCGCATAAGCCGGGCTGGTACATTGCTTACGGGTGGTTTTATGACCGGGTGCTTGATACTGAAAATGATGAGTGGATTCTTGACCCTGGCACGCCCGAGGGCATGAAGGCGATCAAGGAGTTGTTGCCCCAGGCGTGGGTTGGTGCACGTGTGCATGACCTACGCAAGGACCCTGCGCGGTTTGAGGATATGCGCTTCTACCGCCGTGAGGATGATAGTTGGTTTTTCTCGCAGTATGTGATGCTGCCCCGGGCCGGGGGCGGGAACTGCGTGTACTATTTCAGAATGCACCGCGAGCACGACGACGGCGAGTCGTTCCTGTTTCTTGATATTGGTCATGGTGCGGACCACCAGTGGGCTGGTATTGAATCGTGTTCCGGCGATCCTGATTCTGATGCGATGCTTGATATTATTCTGCCCGGTTGGCGTGAGATGTTGGCGGAGTTTGATGCTAAGTGTGTGAAATTTCTTGCCGGAAACGACCCGTTGTCCCAGCCGAAATGTGAGGATGTGCCCGTGAGCTAGCGAAGGCCCTGCCCCACTGTTTGTGGGGGTGGGTGAAGTCGATACCACATGATGGTGTTGGCTATCCCCTGTCCCTAAAATGTGAGGAAAAACACATGAAACTGGATCATTCGTTTGAAGAGTTCGACGCAGAAATGAAGCGTCAACAGCGCCTTTGGGTTGGTTTGATGGTGTTCGCGGTGATCGTGAAGCTGGTTATTGTTGTTGCGGCTATTGTTGCCCTGGTGTATGCCGTGGCGCATTTCATGTAAGGAAAGGTAATTGTGACTGAATTAACACAAACCCCTGATGGTGGGGAAACCAAGGGCCTGGGCATGGGTGTCATGGCCATCAAAAAAGACCCCGGTGTGGGAGGGGTGAAAGGCATTGCCCACAAGCTAGCGTTGGCGTCAAAAGAGATTGGGGCCGTCGGCAAATGGGGCCAAAACCAGCACCAGCGGTATAATTTCCGTGGCATTGAGCATGTTATCAATGCTGTTCACCCGGTTTTTTCGCGGCTTGGTATCGTCATCAAGGTGAAGGTTTTGGATTGGCAGTATGAGGTTGCTACCACATCGAAAGGCGCTGGTCAAATCCGTGTGCGCTTGCTGGTGGAGTACACGTTTATTGATGGCGAATCGGGCGAAGAATTATCGGTGACCGTGCCTGCGGAGGCGTTCGACACCAGCGATAAAGCCACATCAAAGGCTATCAGTGTAGCTTTGCGCACAGCCCTCACCCAGGTGTTGTATATTCCCACGATGGAGGTTGACCGTGATTATTCTCACATCACGGTTGATGGTGTCGACCATAGCGAGGTTGATAGCAAGCCTGATAAGCCGGAAGACTTGTCGGAAGAGTTCATTACGCGGGTGATGGGCATCACTGACCTTGAAGCGTTGCGGAATGACTACATGAATCTTGAGCAAAAGTTGCGTGAGGACCCGCGGGTGATGCGGTTGTATACGGATTGTAAGGGTCGTTTGGAAGGTAAGACCGATGCTGGTTAAAGTGCGGATCACCGAGGGAAAACCCGAGGTTGGGGTTGACGAGCTTCAAGACTTCGATGCGGCTTTCCTTCTGCGGCTTCTGGTGGCCGGGGCGTCGGAAACCCAGGCCGATGTGGATACTTTCTTAGACTTTGTTCACGAATCCTACAATGATTTTATGCGCCACCTTGAGGTTTTGTTTGACTTTCATTGGGTGTGCACGATTGGGGAATCTGCGGATTTGATTACTGTTAGCGTTGTTGCCCCACCGAATTGTAAAATGGTGTTGTTGGGGGCGGCTAAACGCCCCGTGCGGGGCAGGTACACTGAGGGGTTCGAGGCGTTTTGGAAAGCCTATCCGCGCCGGGTGAATAAGGCCAAGGCGTTTCGGGCGTGGAAGTCTGCTGTTGAAACTGTTTCTGAGGATATTCTGATAGATGCTGCTAAACGGTACGCGGCTTATCATGATGCGGTCAGCACGGATCAGCAGTATATCAAACACCCAACCACCTGGTTGAATGGTGGGGAGTGGGATAGTGTGCCCATGATACCGCCACTGTTACGTAAACCACCCAGCCCAGAGTATGAAAGCTTGCACATTGATGATTTGGAGGCGTGGACCCGGTAATGAGTATCAGCCCGGAAGCTACCGAAAAATTATTGGAAAAAATGATCGTGTCGGTGTGGGGTTTCAAACGCCCCCAAAACACCACGGAGCACGATATCCTGGTTAATGTGTGGTATCAATCGTTGAATGCTATTGGCGACTACCCGGAGCCGGTGTATGATATGGCTTTCGGAAGGTGGTTTGGTTTAGCAAGGGCCACCGATTCGCCCCCAAGGCCTGGGGATATTCTCACCCATTGTGGCCATGTGATGGCGGATTTGGGGCGTGACCCGAAGATGCGTGAACGGGTGCGCTTGTGGCGTGAGGAACGGCGCCGGAAGATTGATAGCCTTCTGGCAGATGAGAACAACAATAATAAGATAGGAAATGACGATGAGTCTTGATGTTTCATTCCGGGGCAACCTCGGTGGCGACCCAGAATTGCGGTTTACGCAGGCGGGGAAAGCGGTGTGTTCCTTCAGTGTTGCCAATACTGATTATAAGAAAGACCCCGATACTGGCAACTGGGATGTGACGGACACAACATGGGTGCGAGTGTCGTGCTTTGACCGGCTTGCTGAATCGGTTGCTAATAATTTGCAAAAGGGCGACCGGGTTGTTATCACAGGCCGGCTTGTGAACCACGAGTACCAGAATAAGAATGGTGAGACTGCCCACAGTTTGCAGATGACGGCAACCGCTATCGGTTTGGATTTGACCGGAAAACGATTCCAGGACCAAGGCGAAAACATGGCGCAGGGCGGTAGTCTACAGCAGCAGGCACAACAGGGTTGGATAGGTGCGCAGCAGCGCTACCAGCAGCAACAGCGGCCGCAAATGCGCGGGCCGCAAATGCGCGGGCCGCAACAACCATGGCAAGGAGGTGTGGATAATGGGCAACCCCCGTTCTAAAGAAAACACGGTACTTGTGTTCACAAAACCAGCCTGCCCACAATGTGACGCTGTGAAAAAATGGTTTGACAAGCACCCGGATGTTCCGGTAGAATACGCCCCCATTGATGAGAATGTTCTAGCCCAGGCCGCTGCTGATAATGTTTTGCAGGCCCCCGTGGTGGTGCTTGTTAAGGATGGTTTAAGGGAGCATGTGCATGGCGGGTTTAATCGGCTTCGCTTGATGGAGTACCGTAAAGCCCTTTTGTCGTAGTAGTTGTTCGTTGCCCCCCCCTGTTGTGGGGGGTTCTAGTTTATGTGGGGAGAAACACGTGAATGAAACCTTAGCATTGGATGAGGAAAAAACCCTGTTGGGCTGTTTGCTGATGGGGGGTGTGGGCACGGGTGAGGTGTTCACCCTGGTTGAAGCCAAGGACTTCCAGCATTGGGCACACCAAGCGGTGTTTGCGGTGATGCAAGGCCTGTTCATGGCGGGGGTTGATATTGATGCTATCAGTGTGCTAGGGGGTTTGGAGAAGCGGGGCGAGCTAGGGCGCATTGACGGCAGTGTGGTGCATGACCTGCTGTCAAAAGCCACGATAAAAAGCGACATACCATTCTTAGCCGGGAATGTCAAGGAGCGTTCCCGTAAGCGCCAACTGTGGTCACTAGCGGCACACATGGAAACCCTATGCAAGGAACCATCGGTCACCTCAACCGATGTTTTAGGCAGGGTGCGTGACGGTTTGGATAACATTATGCTATCGTCGTCGGCGGGCGGTGCGCATCATTTGGCGTTCGATGAATCGCTGGATTGGTTAGCTGATGCTATGGCAGGGGCGCTACCGCAAGGGGTGATGACCGGTTTCCGTGGCCTGGATTCGATGCTGCAAGGCTTGCAGGGTGGCCAGTTGGTTGTGGTCGCGGCTAGGCCGGGGTGCGGTAAATCCACGTTGGCGGTTGATTTTATGCGGGAAATCAGTATTAGGAATGGGGCTGCTACCTTGATGTTTTCTTTGGAAATGTCTTCGAGGGAGATTCAGCAGCGTATTTTGGCGGCGGAAACTTGCACGAATATTAGTGCTATTAGGGGTGGGCATGTGTCGGTGGATCAGTTCGAGGCATTGAAACAAAAGGCTGGGGAGATATCGGACGCCCCTATCTATATTAGTGATGATGCTAGCCAGACGATTATGGATATTGTTTCGAGATCAAAAATTGAGGTGCGCAAGAATGATGTGCGACTCATAGTCGTGGACTATTTGCAGCTTATCACCCCCGCCAATGTGAATGTTCCAAGGCAAGAGCAGGTGGCGCAGATGACACGGCAGCTTAAAATTCTTGCTAAGGATTTGAATGTGCCAATCGTGTTGGTTGCCCAGCTGAATCGGAATAGCGAAAACCGTGATGGTGGCACGCCTAGGGCTTCTGATCTGCGCGAGTCGGGTGCGATTGAGCAGGATGCTGATATTATTTTGCTGATTGATAGGCCGGATGCGAAAGACCCTGACCACCGCCGCGGGAGGGGGGGGGGTGTTGGTGTGGGCGGGGGGGGGGGGGGGGGGGGGGGGGCGGGGGGGGTGCACACGATTGCTCACCAGTTGCACTATTCGCGGTTTAAAGAGTTCCCCCAAGGAATGTGATTATTATCACATTGGTTTGACAGGTGGGTCACATTCGTGTATAATATATGGCGTAAGTAAAGGAAAACCCCGGGACTGAGAAAAGGTTGAGAAGTGAGTTTGGTTGAACAGTTCACCACCGTGGTGGACGCCATGGGGCCGAAACCCCCTACATCGTACGAGTGGTTGGATAGTTTCGGTGAGGAACGCGCGGCAATGATTGAAGCGTTGACCAGGGACGATGTGGTTTTACATGATTTATGGCTGGTTGCGTCGTCGTTGCAGGGCAACCCGTACCCGCACCAGTACAAGGCGTTCTGCTCGATGGTCGCTAACCTGCGCAACAACGTTCGCTAAGAAGTTTTTAAGGGAGGATAAAGCGTATGGGTGATGTTGATAAAATGATGGGCACCCCCCCAAAGGGGGTTACCCCGGGTGTGGTGATGGACGGCATCGAGGGTGTTGTGACCTCACCCCCACGAACCACCCCACCATCTGAGGATGATTGGGGGCATGTGCTGGAGGCGTTCGGGCTTGATCCTGAAAAATATTCAGTTGAGGGTCCGGTTCGGCATTCGGCTTGGGAAGTACCAGGGCACGGGGTGCAGCACGCCTATCGTGCTAAGGTTGTTCTAAGACCACAACACAATAGTGATATCGAAGATTTGCTTGACTCCATCTATCTGGAGCCAGTAAATAATGTCACACGTGACGGAAACTGGCTGACCATTGTGCTATCGGATACGCATATCGGGAAGAGTGTTGAGGCAGGTGCTGGCACCGAGTACCTGATTGGCCGGTGGAAAACCGGGGTCATTAAAGCCTTAGAGCACCATGAGAATATCGGCGGGGTGAACCTGGTTTTTGCCGGTGATCTGATCGAAGGCTACACCTCACAAGACGGTAAGATGATTGCCGAATGCGACCTGACCCTTGCGGAGCAGCTGCGCACCTGCCAACACCTAGTATCATGGACTGTTCAGGAAATCCTATCACACGTTGATGACCTGGTTGTGGCCACAGTGCCGGGTAACCATGGTGAAACAACACGCAAACAATCCCGACCCATGTCCGACAACTACGATATCATGATCGTTTCCGCTGTTCAGGACGCTTTCAGCATGGTTGATTCGGAAATGATGCGGGGCAAAAATGTGCGCTGGCTGTACCCAGACCGCACGCGGGGCAGTGTCACCTACGATTGTGGGGGTACGGTGTTCACGATCGTGCACGGGCATTTATTCAAAGGGCAAATCAGTGGTGCGGAAAAATGGTGGTCTGGCCATATTGCTAATGATAGTGAGGAAGCATTTGCCGATATTCTCATTAGTGGCCATTTTCATAATTTTCATATCGAATCATGGACGGCTAAGCGCTGGATCGTGAGCGCCCCGGCGTTGGAGAGGGAATCCACCTGGTTCCGTAATCGCACCGGATCAACGTCATACGGGGGCGTGCTGTCGTTCGTCACGGTTGATGGTGTGCCACGTAACATTAACATTTTCTAAGAAAGGAAGAATCATATCATGGGTGATTACTATAAGTTTGGGGATGTGCAGGTGTGGGATATTTCACGGCATTTGACCGGGAACGCTGCCCAAGCCGTGCAATATATTGCGCGTTCGTGTCGGCTCGATGGGCTAAATAAGCATGCTGACCTGGAGGAACGTATCGAGGATTTGGACAAGGCGCGGGATATGCTGCTTGATGAAATCTACCGGCTTATCGGTGAGGAAGCCGAACCTGACGATAAGGTTAGCCTTCATGTTGATGATGATTATGAGGGGGTGATCCACGATGAAGCCTAGGGATTTTTTCCTACAGTTTTCTGCGGATGGTGTGCCCCGCCCCCAAGGCAGTAAGAAGGCGTTTCTTCGTGGTAAAAAAATTGTCATGAAAGAATCGGCGGATGGTTTGAAGGAATGGCGGGAGCATGTGGCAAGCACGGCGGCAACCCACATGCAGTACCGGGGCTTAGAATGCCTTGAGAAAACCCCAATGTCCGTGAAGCTTGCCTTTGCCATGCCCCGCACCAAAAGCATGAAACCGACTGATGGTTTGGAGATGGTGCAGCGGCCGGATATTGATAAGCTTGAACGCGCAATCCTTGACGCCCTCACGGGTGTAGCATTCAAGGATGACTCGCAGGTTTGCGCACTCCATGCCGTTAAACGCCGCTGCGCCCCGGGCGAGCCCCCTAACGTGTTTGTGCAGGTAGAACCAGTGAAAGGCCCGATCATCGCATGGTAGACTACGAGTTAAAAGAGGAACTGCTGCGTGAAACCCGTGAGGTGTTTGTTGGGTTGCGTAGCCTGGTTGGGTCGGTGGGTAACCGCCGCATGCAGAATGCTACGCACGCGGATTTAGCGGTTGAGCTTATCGACTACCCCGATGCGGATATCAAGCATCTGGGTATGTTGGTACAGGTGTTGGTGTCGCGTGGGTCTATGCATTCTGGATGGTTAAGGTTTTTCTGGGTTACCAAGAGTGGCCGGGTTGTTGGTGCTGCGAGCACCCTAACCGCGGATGATGTGTGCGATATCGCTTTCGAAGTGGAGTACGCTATCAACCAGGCCTACAATGAATTTGAAGAGCTGGAAGAAATTTTCGAAGCGTGGGCTAAGCAGCGCCTGTTTTCTAAGCGAATCCTTGGATACAGTGACTACGTGCCGGATTGGGTGCAGTATGATGTTGCTGCTGAGAAAATCGGTTGCCCCCCATCATCTATTCTTGAGGCGGTGAACCGTGATTTTATACGGCACAAAACCCACCTGGGTGCCCTGATGGTGGATTTACGCAGTGTGCGGGCCTGGAGGGCAGGCCGGAAGCACTAATATTTTGTTGTGGCATGGTATAATATTCCCCTGAAAATTGTTTGTTTAAACGCTTTTTAGGGGAATATTTTTATGGGTTTATCAGCTAGTGCTAGGGGCTACGGCAAGATGCACCAGCGTGCCCGAGAGGGCTTGATGCTTCGCTTGCGTGATGGTACCCCGTGCCCGTGGTGTGGCCGGCCAATGTATGCTGTTGCTGTGAAGAATTTTGATGGTAAGCCGCTTGCTGCCGACCACCTGAATTTTCATGGGGCGAGGAATGGTGAACTACCGGAACGCCTGTTGCATTTCACTTGCAACAGCCAGCGGGGTGGTGGTGAGGTTACCACTAGTGAGGTTCGGAAAATTGTTGTGATGGGTCCCCCGTGTGGGGGTAAAACAACGTGGGTTGGGGAGCATGCGAAACCGGGGGATATAAGAATTGACTATGACCATTTATGCAACCTTATTGGCGGCTACCCTATCGGCAATCACGATTACCCACAAGTGGTGGCGAAACTAGCGCGCAAAGCAAGGCTGCTACTTATTGATGAGGCTTTAAAACAAAACGAAACCGACGTGTATATTATTCACTCCACACCCACCGAATCGGCACTGTTGCGCTACGCGGAGGCCGGGTGTATTTTTAAGCGTATTGATCCTGGTGAGGCGATTGTTCGTGAGCGTTGCGCACGCCTGCGCCCTAAGTCGTTCATGTTTGGTGTTGATAAATACTATGAGAGTATGCGTAAGAAACCCGCGCCTGTCGCCCCGGCTGGTGGTGGCGGTTCGGGTTTTTGGGGCTAGAGCTTGAGAGGTAAAACATATGGCCAGAATATATGATGGTAAAGAATACCCGGAGGATTGGTTGTCGGGGGGGCGGTTTGTTTATGATTCCTACCGGGAAGAACCAAAGTCCGTGAGCATGGAAAATCTTATCATTATCGCATGCCGACAACGCGACCGGATCGACCGCCTGAAACGCGAATATGGCAAGATTGTGCGGGGTGTGGTGAAGCAGGTTGAGGAAGAAAAACCTAAGAAGAACGCCAACAACATTGATGATGAGGATGATTCTTTGCCCCGCTACATCGTCGTTGTGGACTCTTTGATGGGTGAGATTCGCAATCAGGAAGACCTGTTCCGCAAAACCATTAACGATGTGGAACGGCACCGCATCAACGCTGTGAAACAGATAAGGCAGGAAAAAGACAATGGTGACAGCTACTACATCGACGGTAAAGAGAGAGCCTTTTCCGAAATCATCGGCTCACAAAACTTTAAGGGGGAAACAGGCACCGTATAATTTGCGTGAGGCACCCGCCTACGATCACAGCGAGGGTGGGGAGATTATTGCTTTCGCTAAGATCATTGGGGTTGAACTTATGCCGTGGCAGGAGTACGATATTTTGGCCATGTGCAGCAGAAACGAGGTGGGGCGGTATGTTCACTCTGACAACATTCTCATTATCCCTAGGCAGAATGGCAAGAGTTTAGGCATTTCCCTTATCTGCCTGTATCGTGCCATAAAATACGGTTGGCGCATACTATACACAGCCCAGCTGTGGGATACGGCGAATAGTATTTATTTGAATTTGCTTGGGGTGGTGAAAGCTTTTCCCCCGCTGGCTGGTATGCTTACACGTTTTTCAGGTTCGCAGGGTAAGGGTGTGCTGGAGTTTTCGTGTGGCGGGGTGATCTTTTTTCAAACCCGCGGAGATGATACGGCCCGTGGTATCACGAAGATATCGTGTGTTGTCTATGATGAGGCCTATAACCTGACTGATGGTGCGGTTGCTGCTATCAACTTCACTACCCAGGCGGCTGAGGACCCACAGTTTTTCTATATTACCTCAGCTGTTCATAAGGCTTTCAAAGCCCACCAGGATGGTAGGGTTATTTCGGCGATGCGTAGGCAGGCGTTGGCGGGGCCTGACCCGGTTGACCCCATCTACCTGGCAGAATATAGGGCGCCTGGTGATGCTAAACCTGATGTTGAAGAAACCTGGATCCTGGCGAACCCGTCGTACGGGTTCATCATGGATGAGACGAAGATTAGAAAACAAATGAAACGACTCAACACTGAGATTGGTAGGATCAATTTTGGTGTCGAATGCTTGGGTTGGGGTGACTGGTTCAACGATGAAGATGATGAGGATTTTACACCAATTATTGATTATTCCGATTGGGAAGCTGCTGCAGTGGTTGATCCCGTATTGTGTAGTGTCGGGGCTGTGTCTGCTGTTGGCATTGATGTTGACTTGGGGGCTGTTGGCTGTGCGCTTGTGAGTGCGGAGAAAATGGCTGATGGGAGATGGTTTTTGTCCCTTGCCCCCCGTGATGAGTTTGACCGTGTGGGTGTTGTTGCCGATATTGAGCGGGTGATTGGGCTTCGTGACCCGATTGGGTTTGCTTATGACCAGAAGGGTGTTGCGGAGACTTGCACGGCATTGTTTGAGCAGCGGGGTTTGGAGCCAACGAGGTTTAATAAGACCGAGGTTTCTAAAGCATATATGCTGTTTATGCAATTGTGGCGTGATGGGAAGATCAAGCATGATGGTTCACCCCGTTGGGTTGATGCGTTGTCGGTGGTTTCTGAGAGAGATATTCAGGATTCGGGTAAGGCTTTGAAGCGGAATAATCCGGCCGGGTGTCCTATCATTGCCGCGTCGTTTGCGTTGTTGTTGGCGGCGGATTATAAGCCTGCTGAGGTTGATGTTCGGCGGGCGCCTAGGGTTTCGATGCGTATTTCGCGTAAGCGTCGTGGTTTGTGATTTTGGCCACGCTCTGGTTTGTCTTGTGTGGGGCTGTCGTCATGTGGTCTATGTGATTGTTCATTCTTGATGGTTGCCCCGCCTATGGGGCTGCTAGATGCCTTAAACGGCGTTTGCCCTGGTGGGCATGTTTACTACTGGAAGGTTAATGGAAAATAATGGGGTTACGAAAATTCTTTGCAAAGTTCAAGCCGAAGCGCACTAAGGAAATCGGCACCGCCACCCCCACAGGGGGGTACCATGGTTACCAGCGTTTGAGCGACACGAACCTTGATTTGCGGTTCCCTCGTAATATTGCGGTTTATAATAAGATGCTTAAGGAAGATGAGCAGGTGTCAATGGCGTATTCTGCCTGTACGCTTCCGGTGCTGCGTGCCAAGTGGCACATTGATTCGAATGGTGCCGATCCCGAGGTTGTGGAGCGGGTAGCACAAGACCTTAAGCTACCTATCCTTGGGGTTGATTCGCCCCCGGTGACCAGGCTTTCTAGCGGGGTTTCATGGCAAGAACACTTACCGCAAGCACTCTTGGCGCTGGTGTTCGGCTTCGCCTACTTCGAACAGGTATACGAGCAAGACGAAACGGGTTGGCACCTGGTGAAACTCGCCCCGCGTTGGGCTGACACCATCTCAAAAATTAATGTGGATGAGAATGGTAACTTAGAATCCATTCAGCAAAAAACCGTGCGGCTAGAAAACGGCAATGATCTTACCCCCGTAATCCCGGTTGATAGCCTGGTAGGGTACGTGTACCGCCCCACTAACAGCGACTGGATGGGCACTAGTATTCTGCGCCCCTGCTATCGCCCGTGGCGGCTTAAGGACGAGCTGCAACGGCTTCAATTAAAAACTCTTGAGAGAAACGGCATGGGTATCCCCGTCTATATGGCGTCGAAAGAAACCCTGCTGGGCCGTCCTGAGGATTTGCAAGACGAGATTGATAGGGGTCAAGAATTAGTTGAGGCTATCCGTGCCGACGATTTTGCCGGGGTGTCAATCCCCCCCGGCGCATCATTCGAGTTCAAAGGCGTGTCAGGCCAACTACCCGATGTGTCCGGCGCTATCAAATCATACAATGATGCTATCGCTAAAAGCGTGCTAGCGCACTTCCTGAACCTTGACGATGGTGGCGGATCGTACGCCCTTGCCGACACGCAATCCTCATTCTTCACGCAATCGTTGCAAACCATTGCGGATTGGGTGGCGTTGACGGCGCAAAAGTATATTGTTGAGGATTTGATAAGCCTAGCATTCCCCGATTACAAAGGCCCCGTGCCCCTTATCAATTGTGACCCTATCGCGTCAAATAGCGAGTTGAAACCTGAGATGTGGCCTAACGCTGTTGCGGCCGGGCTGGTTGATCCGAACGATCCCGTGACCCGGAAATACTTTCACCGTAAAATGCAAATCCCTTGGTCCGGCGATACTGAAACTAATAATATTGACAATGATGAGGGCGATGTTTTGTTGTAGTATGTTATAATATTCCGCATGAATGAATGGAATTTCTTTTCCGACATTTCCGACTGGGATATTGACCTGGGGGGATTCCGTGAATTCATCAACCAAGCCACCGAGGAACCGTTAATAATTAATATTAATTCCTACGGTGGTGACGCAATGCTTGGTATCGCCATCGCTAATGTTATTCGCAGTAGTGAGAATAGTACGGTGGCGAATATTTGGGGTATCGCAGCATCGGCGGCTAGTGTGATAGCGGTGGCGTGTGACCGTGTTGTTATGCAACCGTCCGCAACCCTCATGATCCATGACGCTTGGACGTGGGATGCTGGTGGGACGATCCCTGAGCTTGATTCCACCCGTGAGCAGCTTAATCAGTTGTCGGATCAGATTGCTGATATTTATGTTTCTAAGGCTGGTGGGACACGTGAGCAGTGGCGTGAGTTGATGGGTGCGGAAACTTTTTACACTGGTCAGGCCGCTGTTGAGGCTGGTTTAGCTGATGAGGTTGTGGCCAGTGACACCGGTGATGGTGCGGAAAATAAGAGTTTGCGTAAAATTGTTAATATGCATAAACGCATGTTTGCAGCTAAGCTTCGTGGGCATGCTGTTGATGCTGATGATGGTTCCGAAAATGAGGATGTTATGGAGCTGAAAGACCAGCTTATCAAAATTTTAGAATTAGATGATACCGCCACCGATGATGATATCATCGAGGCCGTGCAAAAGCTTGTAGACGATGGTGCGGATAAAGAGGAAACCACTAAGAGTGGCGAGCCGGAAGAGTCGAAGCCTGCGGAAAACTCTTTGCCTAAGGGCATGGTTGCTGTTGATGAATACACCTTGTCTGAGCTGCGTAAAAGCGCCGAAGCGTTGAATAAGATGCGCGAAGAGGCACGGCGTGCTGAGGTTGTGAACCTTGTGGATGAGGCTATCAATTCAGGCCGTATTTCAGCTAACGGCAAAGACGCTTGGGTCAATTCCTTGTTGCATGATTTTGAGGGCGGTAAGGTGTTGCTTGAGAATCTCACCCAGTCCACCCCTGTGAAGCGTGCTGCTGTCCGGGGCTATGAGAATAAGGGCAAGTCGCACAGTTTGCGTTCCGGCTTGAAGGTTCGACAGATTTTCTAATAGGAAGATTGAATATAGATGACTAATCAAATTTTGACCGGTAACGCTTCTTTTAAGGCGGCTGCCAATGTGGTCGGCTACCGGTGTGTTAAACTCACTGGTGACGGTGTTGAGCATGCTGGTGCTAGTGATGACGTGTATGGTGTTGCGATTCAGAACGCCTATAAGACCCCGGTTGTGACCATTGGCCAGACTGACCGTGTGACCGTGGTGACCTCCCCCGCGATTATTAATATTGCCTGTGATAGCACGGATGATTTGAAGACTGGGGATAAGGTGTACGCGGCCGCGGATGGTAAGGTTGCTAAGGCTGGCACTAAGCCGGTTGGTTTTGTGGTGCGTAAGGGCCGTAAGCATGTGTCGGTGCGGCTAGTGACCCCACTGGCCTGATAAGAAGAAGGTGAGAAAATGGCTTTTATTCTAGGTGAAAACAGTGGCGGTTCCTACACAGTATCTGACTATGTGGACGAGCCGGAGCTGATTGTTGATGAGATTGTGAGCATTGTTCAGGATGCTGCTATCGAAAACGTGTTCTATTCCGATGATGGTGAAACCACAGCTAGCGCCATTATTTTCAAGCAGCGGGTAAGCCCGTTCCTGTCCGAGAGCCCGCATGAGGTTGCGGAGTTTGAGGAAATCCCCACCGCCGATATTCGTGTCGGTGATGATAAGGTGGAGAAGGCGTTTAAGATTGCGGAGGGTTTGCGTGTTTCTTATGAAATGATTAAGGACAATCGCATTGATCTGCTGTCGCGTGGTGTTGAGCAGTTGGCTAACGAGTTCTTGTATGCTAGTGCACGTCAGGGCCTTGATCGGGTGAAGGCTGCCACTGATGAGCATAGCCAGGTGGTTTCCGCTACCACTCCGTGGTCTACTGTGACGGCGGAGATTGGGCAGGATGTTTTGCGCGCCTGTGCAATGGTCTCATCTGCTCTTGTTGATGGCGATGTGGATGATGAGCGCAAGGCAGCCCTGGGCTACACCCCCGACACCATTGTGATGCACCCCTCGGTGTGGTACAACATTATTGGCAATAAGACTATCCAGGCTGCGTTTATTGGCGCTAACTCTGGGGATAATCCTTATTTTAAGGGTTTTCAACCCTATAAGCCGTGGGGCCTGGATGTTGCGGTGAGTCAGTATGTTGACCCGAAGCAGGTGTTTGTTTTGCAGGCCAAGAAGCCGGGTGGTAAGAAATTCTTAGACCGTCCACAGGTTACCCCCCTGTACTCGCCCTATGGTGATAGTAGTATTGGTGGTGCAACCATGGAGTACCGGGCTGATATCATGGAGCGGTCCATTCGTGCCCTGTATGATCCTAAGGCTGTTGCACGGATTCAGGTGGGCTAGTCATTATGAGGATTCGCCTAAAGATTGGGATTTGGTGGCAGCCCACGGATGATGGTGGCGAGGTGTTGCGTAAGCGTGGTGATGTGTTTGACGCTCACCCGCTTGACGCCGCCCGGCTGATTGGTTCGGGTGTGGCTGAGGACGCTAACGTCAAGCATGACAAGGTTGAGACTATCAATCTGGGCTTGCCTCAGGTCCCGCCAGTCGATGACGATAACCCGGACGATGACAATAGTGACCCCACCGATGACAGTAAACGCCCTGCCCAGGCCGCTAAGGTTGAGTTGTGGCGGCAATACGTTGCTAGCCTTGGGGCCAGTGAGAAAGATATTAAAGGTTTGACCAAGCCTGAGCTTATTGCTATGGCCGATAAGCTTAGCTGATAGGAAGGTGGCGGGGGTGGAAAAGTTATCGGTTGATGATATTGGGGTGATGATGCCCCGCCCCTTCCTTCCCGGGGAAAAGGATAGATGCCGTGCCTTAATTGATCTGTCTTATGAACGGATTGAGTTTGAGTTCGCCAGGCGAGGTTTAGTGTTGCGTGATGAGATTGTTTCTAAGCCTTGGCTTACGACCGCGGTCAAAATTGTTGTACGCACAATGGTTGTAGAATCTCTACTAACCGGCGTGAACATTAACATGGTGAGCGTGTCGTCAACCACGGGGGAACAGTCCGACAGTGCAACCTTTGCAAAAACCGGGACAGAAGGGTTCGGGGGCGTGTTCCTTACCGAAAGGATGTTGCATGTTTTGGGGCTGCTACATATTCGCCCTCGCTATCGTGGAGGGGATGCTGTGCCATTCCCGGAAAGCAAAAGGGTGAACCTGTGGAGCGGATAAGAATTTTTGACCCACCAGAGATAGGGTATGATGGGTCCATTATTCACAGCAGTGATTACACCGAAGTGTTAGGCGTACCGCAGTATGATACGGGCCATGAGGTTCAGCATAAGGACTACGGTTCAACCGCGCAACGCATCAGGGTTTTCTTACCCGCGGGGTTACCGATAGGCCCGAATCATGAGCTTGAAATCCGTGGGGTCAAGTACAAAATTTTGCACGCCCCATTCGATTGGGCTATAGGTAGAACCCCGTGGTTTCAGCGCCACAGCCCTATGATTGAGGTTATGTGTGAAAGGCGTGATGTTGATGGCTGATAAATTCGCGTTCCGACTGGATAGTGATGCTATCAATGCGATGCTGCGTGAGAACTTCATGGACGTGGTTGAGGCCAAAGCTGCGGAGGTTGCGGCCAGTGCTAGGGCTATTGCGAATCCGAAAATGCCGGTCGCGTCTAGAAGTGAGGTCAATAAATCGGGGCGGCCGGTGGGGTTGGTCACGATCATGCATGCGGGTGGTTTAAATTCGCAAGCCAAGCACGGGACACTAACCAAAGCCGCAACGGCGGCGGGGCTTGATTTGAAACGCTATGGGGGCACAAAGTAAATGCTGGAAAAGGATAAACGCCTGTTCATGTCGCAGGATGCCACCGCCAAGGTGCGTGAGTTTCTGGCACAAAACGAGGCTTTCAAAAAGCGCACATCAGCAACGGTGCCCCTCAAATACTCGCCCCAAAAAAACGGTTGGCACGTCACCGTCCAATCGGATGGTGTTATTTCTGGGGGCAAGGGTTTCACAGTTGAGGTGGTGCGCGTCACAGTGCATTCATATGATATTCCTTCCGCAACCCGAATCATGCGCACCATTGATGCCGCCCTAATATCCTTTGGGGGCAGGTGGAAACTAGGTGTGCAGGCATCAACCCGAATCATCACCACACCGGACAGTAAACTTGGGGGATATGTTTCTTCCGCAACATATAATATTTTCGTGAATAGGATTGCATTATGAGTATTAAGCAACGCAACCCGCAAAACGTGAAAACGATCACAGATGCGGTGGTTTATATTAGCTATGCTGATGATCCGAAGGTTAGTAAGAATGGTGTGCTGGATCACACTTGGATGACCCTTGGTATCCTTAAGGATGATCAGGAAATTGATTTGAACCGGGCGATGGAGATTCAGGAAACCAAGGGTTTGGGCATGGGTACCGTGGCTGTCACGGGTAAGCCGGGCTCTGTGGTTCTCAAGGTTCTGGTTCTTGAAGAGAACGATGCCGTGAACAGTGTTCTATGGCCGGACCGCACGAAGGGCTCCACCCCGTCGAAGCGGATTGATGGGGCTGAGATCCTGCTGCACAGTGCTGTGCTGGCCCGCCCGTTTGTGGCAGTCGAGTACGAGTTTAACGACGGCTCCCACCGGATCCTGGCGTCCCGCACCCGCACCGCGGCTAAGGGTGAAAACCTGAGCAAGGGCCAAGAAGCATCTGGCACTGAGATTGAGATTAACGTGCTACCGGATACTTTCAAGGCCGTGTTTGAGAAGCTGGACTTTGTGCCGGATGAGAAGCAAGAAATCATTGACCTGGAGCGGTTCACCAACACCTTGCCGCAGGCTAAGAAGCTTGTTAAGCTTCCCGCCGGGGCTACTGGCGGGACCTGGAATCTGCGCATCAACTACAACGAGACCAAGGATTTGGCGCATGACGCTAACGCCGATAAGGTTAAGGATGCTTTGCGTGAGATTGCGGGCGGCGAGGAAGCAACAGTTTCCGGCTCCGCTACTGCCGGTTTCACGGTCGAAGCGTTCGAGGGTATCCTTGCCGCAGTGAGCCACCTTGAGGGCGCGACTGGCCAGATCACGGTTGAGGACGCACCGTAAAATAAGGTCACTGTGACATTAATGGGTGATGTTATTACATTATCCTTAACGTCACTGTGATGATATAAACATGGGGTTTAGGGGCGCACCCGACACCAAGCCGCCCCCAATTTTCATTTCAATAACTACCTATAGGAAGGTTCACCCCAATGAGCGCAACCCAAAAAGAAGCTGTGGAAGAAACCACCACCGTCGAAATCACCGCAACCCTACGAGGCCAAGAAGTCACCGTCACAATCCCCGCCACCCTCGAAGACATGAGCCTAGACGCCTATGATTCTTTCTGTGACAAACCTGTGGCCGTGTACCGGGATATTCTTTCCCCCGAGGATTGGGGTAAGATCAAGGCCACCGGCGCAACTTTGCGCGATTTTCAGAAGCATGTCGTCCCCCTCATTGATAAGGAATGGGGTCTTACGGGAAAATAGAACTCCTCCCCTACATTCGTGAGCACGAAGACCTTGTGGAGCAGGACCTTGCTTTTATGGGTATTGACTATCGTGATTTTTGGCGCCCCAAAGGCGGTGACTCGCGGCTTACCCTGAGGCGGCTATTGGTGCTGGTAGATGGCCTTGATCGTACCCGGTCTAGGTTTTGGTCGGAAATATTGGATATTGATAGGCTATCAATCGAGGGCTATATTCTTGCCGACATTTTCGCCGCTATCACTTCTGGGGAGCGTCACCCCATGGCGACAATGCGTGAGGGGGCCAGGAAGCAGAAAGCCTTAGAGGAACGTAAGGAACGCTATTTCAGGATCAAGGCTGAGCGTGAGCGTAAACTTGCGTTGGCGAAGGGGATAACTTAACAAAACATTTTTTGCGGGGCAGGCCACTGGTTTGCCCCGTCTTTTTTAATACTTTTATTATCATTAGTGAGGTTACCATGTCAGCTATCGGCTATGCTTCTCTACCGATCACGGTGTCGTTGCGGGGCATGAATGCGGCTATCAAAAAGCATCTAGAGGACCCTGTGAATAGTGCTGCCACGAAGGCGGGGAAGAAGATTCAGACCGAGCTCACCCTTGGTATTGATGGGTCGGCGAAGGCGTTTGAGCAGGCGAAACGCCGTGAAGCACAGGCGCAGGAAAAAGTCAACCAGGCTATGCAGAAAACTGAGCAGGCGCAGGCGAAGGTTGAGACTAGTACGAAGCGGCTTGAGGCTGCGGAGAAGAATCTTGAGTCGGTTCGTGTCTCACAGAATGCTAAGGTTCAGGATGCGGAGTCGAAGCTGCAAACCCTGAGGGAAAGCAGTACCGCTACTACGGAGCAGTTGGAGTCTGCGGAACGTAAGCTTGATGCAGCTAGGGCTAACCAGGATGCGAAAATTGCCCAGGCGGAAGCGAAGGTTTCCGCTGCTAGGCAGCAGCAATTGGGGTCGGTGAGTGCGCTTGAGGGTGCGGAAACTGCGCTTTCTAATGCCCGGGGTAGGGCTAGTGATGCTGCCGATAATGTGGCTGCTGCGCAGCGCCGCATGGCTGATGCTTCTGATGTGGGTTCCGCAAAAATGCAATCTTTGGGGGCCACGTTTGATAGCGTTGCAGGCCAGGGCGCGGGCTTGTTTGGCCAGTTGGGGAAGGTTTCTGGGCTGTTGGCGGCGGGCCTTGGGCTTGCTGGGGGTGTGGGTTTCCTGAGCGAGGCCATTAAGGAAGGCCGGGAATTTGATGGTGTGCTAGGGTCGCTTGGTGCCGTGACTGGTTCGACTGCGGAGCAGTTGGCAAAGGTTAAGCAGCATGCTAAGGATTTGGGCAATGACGAGTCGCTTGCTGGTACTTCCGCAGCGTCTGCGGCTGACGCTATGCTCGCGTTGGCTAAGGGCGGCATGGATGTTTCACAGGCTATGGATGCGGCTAAGGGGTCGATTCAGCTTGCTGGGGCTGCCCAGATTAGTGCTGGTGACGCGGCTGATTTGCAGGTTGCTGCCCTGAACAGTTTCCACTTGGCGGCGGACCAGGCTACCCGTGTGGCGGATGTTCTCGCAAACACCGCAAACAACACGGCGACCACGGTCACGGACCTTGGGGAGGCCCTGAAAATGGCGGCACCAACAGCCGCAACCCTTGGGGTTTCCTTAGAAGACACTAATACATACATTGGCTTGTTTGCTAACCAGGGCGTGAAGGGCACCATGGCCGGTACCGCCATGCGTAGCGCGTTGCTGTCTCTCACATCACCTTCTAAGCAAGCCGCAAAAGCCCTAGAAAACATGGGCATTCAGGCATTTGACGCCGATGGTAAGTTTGTTGGCCTGAGAGAAATCACAATCCAGTTGCATGATGCCCAAGAGCGCATGGGTGAGTCCGCGTTCCTTGCCGAAGCATCAACCGCGTTCGGGCGCGAAGCGGTGTCGTTCGCCACCACCGCGGCAAGTAGCGGGGTTGAGGCATTTGATAACCTGCGTGGAAAAATGGATGCCGTCGGCACCGCAGGTGAAACCGCGGGGGCAAAACTTGGCGGACTCAACGGCGCCATGGAACGCTGGGATAACGCCTTGTCAGACGCGAAATTACGCATCTATGAGGTGATCGCCCCACATCTTGAGGTATGGATGGATCAATTAGGAAAATCTGTCGGTAGCGTTGCCGAAGCTTTTTCCAAAACTGTTGAATGGATTCGCCAACACAACGAGTTGGTGGGCACTATCGCGGCCATGATTGGCGGCGTGATCGGGGCTTACACCATGCTGAAAGCAGTTCAGGCCGGGGTGTGGGCTGTTGGGGCTAGAGGGATTTTCGTTGTTTTCCTCCAGCCAGCGCCCCCCCTGCGCGCCGCACGGGGGGCGGGACCCTGGGCAGCCACAGCCGCTAACCTAGGATTGACAGGCAGTTTCACAGGATTGAACGCGGTCATGGCCATGAACCCATTTATTGCATTAGGCTTGGCTATTGCTGCCGTGGTTGCCGGCCTGGTGTATTTTTTCACCCAAACCGAAACTGGTAAACGCCTTTGGGGTGAGTTCACAGACTTTCTTAAGAATGCTTGGGAAGGCGTCAAGGAAGGCTTGGCTAATATTGGGCAGTGGTTTAGTGAGAAATGGCAGGCAGCAACTGAAGGCCTATCCTCACTAAAAGACAAGGTCACCAACACTTTCAACGAGTTGGCGGGGCCTGTGAAAGACTTCGCGGGCAACGTTGGCACGTGGCTTAGTGAGGGTTGGGAAAACCTCAAAACCGGGGCTGGTGTGTTCAAGGACATCATCGGGGACGCCATTAGCAAAGGCTGGGAAAATGTTAAGGATATTTTCAGTGCTAGCATTGATACGGTGAAGGAAGTTTTTTCCGGCTTCTTCGTGGCCCTAGTGGATATTGTTACTGGTAATTGGGAGGATGTGCCCAAGGCGTTTGGCCGCATGTGGGATCATATTAAGGATATTTGGGGCGAGGCCGGGGAGAATATTAAGAACCGTTTTAATGAGTTTGCGGAGAATGTGAAGGGCAAACTGGGGGCGTTCAAAGATGCGGCTGTGAATAAGATTAAGAACATGTGGGGGGATATTGTTCAGGGCTTCCACGCTGGTGTGGCCAAGGTAATTATCACGGTCACGGGCTGGAAGAACCAGTTCCTTACCCACCTTGCGGAGATGATTAGCAAGGGCCTGAAGTTTGCTTCCGAGTTCCCGGATAAGCTTAAGAATTTCTTCGCTAAAGCGGGCGCCTGGCTGGTCAACGCGGGTATCAATATTTTCACCGGTTTACTTAATGGCCTGCGTGAGGGCTTCGCTAAGGTCATGAACTGGCTGGATGAGAAGGTTTCCGCTATCCAGGACAAAGTTTCCAGTGTAGCATCTTCGGCGTTTAGTATCAACACTGAGGGTTCGCGTCACGCTAATGGGGGTATCGTGGGCTATGCCCGTGGTGGTTTGGCTTTTGCTAAGGGTGGCGAGAATCACACTGCGACGATTGCGGCACCCGGGGAGTGGCGAGTGTGGGCTGAACCTGAAACTGGTGGTGAGGCGTATATTCCGTTGGCCCCGGCTAAGCGGGCACGGTCTACCGCTATCCTTAGCAGGGTTGCCGATATTTTTGGTATGCGCTTGCAGGATAAGGCCACTGGTATGCCTGTGCAACCTACTTACACGGGTAATATTTATGGGGGCCAAAAGTTTGCTGAGGGTGGTGTTACTGGCCGTGACCTGGTGCGTTTTGCCCAGGGCTATTCTGTGAAGGGCTATCAGGCTTCCCGCCCGCTTGAGGGGGCACCGTATGTGTGGGGTGGCTCAAACTGGGGCGACTGTTCCGGCGCGATGAGCGCTTTCGCTGCCCTGGCTGCTGGCATAAACCCATTCCCCCGGAAGTTTGCTACCGGGAATCAGGGCGACTGGGGCGCTTCTCATGGTTTCCACAGGGGTGTTGGTGGCGCTAACACGTTCACCATGTGGTGGTTCAATGGCGGCCCGTGGGGTGGGCACACTGTTGGTAAAATCGACTATGGTTCCGGTAGTGTGTTTGTTGAAATGGGTGGCCAGCGGGGTAATGGCCAGCTTGGCGGTATGGCCGGCGCTAACCTGTCCCAGTTCACTGATGCAATGTTTATTAGGTTGCGTGGTGGCGGCCCACAGTATTCTGCTGAAAAGTTCGAGGAAACCCTAGACCGTTTCGACGGCCTACCGGGCAAGATTGATGGCATCACCTATAGCCCCGATAGTGGTGGGTTCACCCTGGATTCGGGTGTTGCTACCACCCGTAGCGGGGATTCCACAGGTTCGGGTACCCCCGGCTGGGGGTCGGCTGCTGAGCTGCATAAGGCTTTGGCGAAGTTTTATGGCTTACAGGAAACTAAGAAGGGCACTGCGCTTACTGGTAGTGGCAACGAGTACACGGGTAGTGGGGTTGCTGGACCCAAAGAATTGGGTGACCCGCTAACGCTTGACCCTGATAAAGACGTGCCGTACGGCCAGGAGGGGAAGAAACATAGCGGCTGGGGCCATGATTATTTCGTTCACGAAATTTCCCGGCGCGCTAAGGACTTCTCACTTTCTTCTAAGGGTGCGATGATTGGTGTGGCCACCGCTTTGGTGGAGTCCGGCGACCCCTTGAAAATGTTCGCAAACGCTAAGGTTCCCGGTTCGCTCGCTTTCCGTCATGACGCGGTTGGTTCGGATCATGATAGCGTTGGGCTGTTCCAGCAGCGCCAGGCTGGATGGGGCACGCTTGCGGAGCGCATGGACCCGTACAAATCGGCGGGCTTGTTCTATAAGGCCATGCTATCGAAGTTCCCGGGTTGGGAATCCATGGCCCCGGGTGCTGTGGCGCAGGGTGTACAGGTGTCCGCTTTCCCCACACGGTACGCAACTAAAATGGATCGGGCGTTATCCCTGGTCAAGGGCACCGGCTTGTATGATAATGGCGGCTGGTTGCCGTCTGGCGGTATGGCTGTGAACCTTTCAGGTAAGCCGGAGCGTGTGCTGACTCACCAAGAGTTTTTGGGGCTTGACCATTTGGCTAACTCGATTGATAGTTTGGTTAGCAAAATGGAGCCCATTGTTGAACGTATCGGCTCGCAGTGGGAGGAACGCCGCGCCGACTACGAGGGCGACTTCCTGGGGTCCTCGCAGATTGTTCAGGATGCTGAGCAGGGGTTAGCGGAAACCCGGCGCCAAGTGGTGGACAACACGAAGGCGGAGAAGGAAGCCTTAGAAGAGGTTGAGAAAGCAAGGAAGGAATACCAGGAAGCCGAAGCGAAGGGTGCGAAAGTTTCCACCGCGTCGGCTAGGAAGATTCAGGATGCGGAAACCGCACTGGCCCGTGCACGATCCTCAAAGGCCAAGAATAAGGCTGAGAAGATTGCGGATGCGGAGAAGCGTCTGGCCAGGGCGCGTGAGGATGCTGCGGCTTCGATTGATAAATCCGATAATAAGAATGCTGAGGAACAGAAGAAAAAGCTTGAGGCTTTGAACAAGGCTGAAGATAAGCTCGCTAAGGTCCGTAAGCAAAACGGTGACGCCCTGAAGCAAATCGAGGTTGCGGAGCGCACGGTGATGGCGGCACGTATCCAAGCGGTACGTGACCTTATCACCGCCGCGCAAACGGAACTCAACACCATGATTGGGGCGTTTGCCCTGGTTGCTGGGGTTGTTTCGGAAGCCCACGACACTGTGCAGAAGACACGGAAGGAAATTCGTAAGCTCAAGTATGATTTGACGCAGGCGATGTTTACCGCAACGCAGGCGGCTATTAGCCTGAGGAATGCTGAGTTTAACCTTGCGCAGGTGCGTGCTACTGGTGCTGTGAATCAGGCGAAAGCGCTTGAAGCATTGGACAAGGCACGGCTTGAGGCGAACAAGCAAATGTACGACCAATTCGGTTTCGCTATTGATCGGTACATTGAGAAGGGCACTGGGGCGTGGGGCACGGTCGCTGGTGAGGCGCAGCGTCGCACGAATCAGGTTCGGGCTGCGGAGTGGGAGCTTCGCCGTGTACAGGCTGAGAATGCTCTTCAGCAACACACTGCTATGATGCAGGCGAAGGATGCTGCTTTCGCCGCTGCTGAGGCTACTTTGAATCAGGCTAAGGCTGCTGAGCTGCTGAAACTGTCTACGCAAAAGTTGCAGGTGCAGGCGGCTAAACTGTACGGCCTTGATACGCCTGGTTTGTCTGGGGCGCAGAAGGGTTTGCAGGGTTTGCAGAAGGGCGCTTCCGGCTTGATGGGTGTGCTTGGCGGCCTGGTATCGGCGGGCCTCGGGTTCTACACTGGTAACATTGCTACCGGTGTGGGTGGGGCACTGACCGCGATTAAGAGTATTGGTGATATTTTCACGGGGTTTCATGCGCTCAAGGCCAATAAGGATGAGACTGGTAAGGTTTTCAAGGGCCTTTCGCTTGGTAAGAAATTGTCCTTAGGTTTGGCCACGCTGCTTGGCGGTGCGGCTGCGGCTGGTGGTGCTGTTGCTGGTGTAAATGGTTATGGTGTTGAGGCCGCTACTGGTGGGGCGAAGGTCGGTTCTGAGATCATTAACTCGGCTTTCGGCACGATTGCTGAGAATATGAAAACCGACATGGAGCGACTCAATTTGGAGTTCCAGCGCCGTCAGGAAGCGTTGCAGAATGACTATGCTTCACGTTTGCAGAATTTGCAGAACGAACGCGAGTACAATAAAACCGCTGGTGAGCTGCGCAAATCGGAGCTTAGCAAGCTGGTTGAGTTGGCTAGTATTAACAAGCAAATTCAGGAAGCCACCTCGAAAGAGACTGTGGACGCCTTGAAGCATCTGGCTGAGGTGACTGAGCAGCAGCGTAATTCTGAGCTGCGTTTGCATAAGGACACGATTCGGGATTTGCGTTTGGCTTTGCGTCAGTCGGGGGCGGAGGCTGAGCATGCGGCTGCGGAGTCGGAGCGTGTGGGCAATAAACGCGCCACGGTCACCGTGAATTTGCCTTCGGATAAAACCGCCTACAGTGCCGATGAGGTCAAGGCCCTTTTGGAGCAGATCAGTAAATCGCAGGCGGATTTGGATTTGCGTGTGCGCGAGATTGAGGATGAGAAGAAGCCGAACGCTTGGGACTTCCAACGCTCGCTGCGCAAGGCGGACTGATTGTGATTTAGCCCACGCACCGGTTTGGCGCGTAACGCCCTATCGTGGTGGGGCTGGGGTGATTGTTCATTCTCGACAGTCGCCCCGGCTATCGCCCCGCTAGACGGCTTAAACAGCGTTTGTCCTGGTGGGCAATACCGCTACGGTTTAGGCATAAGAAAAACACCCCCTAATATTTGGGGGTGCTTTTTACGATGCGAGAAGAGGGGAGAGAATACTTTTACTTATCTTCCTTCAGAGCCTCCTTAATCCGCTCGATCAGGGTAGCTTCTTTGATGTAGAAGCGGGCGCGGTCATTGATTTTCACATGCACCTCACCATCGGCATCAATCCAGGCTTTCATGGCTTTCAAAGATTTGCCTGTGTTGTTGCTCACTTTCTTGCCGTCTAGTTCTGCGTAGCAGATGTTGCCGGTGCCGTAGTAGCTGAGTTCAACCCCCACGGCTTCCAGCCAGTTGTTGAGGTAGATGCGGGTTTCCCCAGTGGTGGGGTGCACCCATTCTTTACCGGTGATGCCGTTGGGGTAGGTTGTGATGTTGGTCACGGTGTCCTCCTTGGACTTCAGGCCCCAACGCTCTTGGTTGGGCTTTATCTTCAACCTGATGCTTTTAATTATACACGCTTCCGCACCCGTGTCAAACCACATCATTGTGATACTGCCCACGTTTTGTTGTCGCATGCTATAATGGTTTAGTTTTAACCCCTAACATTTGGAGGCGTAAATGCTATCAGCATCTCTTGGTTCCTTAGGTTTTATTAAGCCCGATCTTGAACACATGAAAAACAATCCAGATAACAGCAACTGGGTGTACCGCGACTACACCCTGGCTGAGGACAGCATACAGGGCATGGTTGGTGAGTTTGAGGACACTGTGCAAAACCCCGTAAACGGCTTAGGTCAGGTGTATAAAGGGCACCGCATTAAGCCGTTCACCGGGGAATTCACCCTATCAGTCACCCCTGGCCCCGCCAAAACCGGGGAAGCAAGTTTGTATAAATCCTTCTTAAGATTGCAGAATGAGGTGCAGCCGGGTAAGACTTTCATTTTTAACGTACATAACGCGCCATTCGCCACCTCCTACGGGCAAGGCCAAGACAAGTTCTACAACGCAACCCACAGCGCGCGTTTGCGCACTACCCGTTCACTAGCGTGGCCAAACCCCGACCCGCAAGATTTTGACCAGGATAACATCAAGGTTATTGTGCCCGTGATCTGCGATGACGGTTTTTGGTTCCAGACCAAAAGCGTCTACCCCGAATTGCAAAATGGGGTGCAGGTGGCAAGTTTCCAGCGCAAGTCAAACATTCCTTCCGGTTTTAAGGTGACTCTCAGGTTTAAACGGAATGAGACCACCAGCCTTAAGGGTGTGTGGCGGGGCACCGGCCTGGACTTTCTTAACCTGAACTTAGAAGCGGGCGACTTCGAGGGGCTTGCTTACATCAATTTTGATCTTGGCGAGGCCCCCGTGGTGCGTCGCGTCAACAATAGTAAGGTGCTTAAGTCCATCACTGACCAGCTGAAACCACAGGATTATGCGCATTTGCAGTCCCCTGCCGGTGATGTGGTGCGTTTCACAAGCAATTTCGATTATAGGATTGATTATGAGGAACGCCACCTAGTGCCGTGGGGCGGGGACGAAAGCTAAGAAAATGCCGGGCATACTTGACACGATGAACACCACGGAGGCGTGGAAAAAATGGTTTGACCTGCGCGCCAACGTGATTAAGCAACGCGGCGTGTATGTTTGCATATGCAACGGCAGCGGGCAGCCCATGATCGAGCTGGATAATTATAGTGATCTTTCCTATAATTTTCAGCACAACCAGCCCGGTACCGCCAGTGTCCGTGTTGGGCTTGATGTGGAGTATTCGCAAGCCGGAGTGTTCGCGCCCCCGCCAGGCAGTGAGCATGATATCCAAATTTTGGGTGCGTTAATGCACGATGATTTAAAGATGCTGCTTATTGATGCGGGGGATGTGCGCTGGTTCGGCAAGATCAAAATGGCGAAGTTCACTACCCGAAACAGCCGGTTTGATTCGGTCACGATTGAGGCCCTGGAATACTTGGATGTGTTGGGGGAAATGCCCGCCATTTCGGACCGTAAAGCCTGGTCAGAGACTAAGAATGAAAAGATTAAAGATAATATCCATACATTGAAGTCGCCCCGCGAATACACTCTGAAACTTTTCAGGGCAGGCAACCAGGTTGACGGGTTCACCGTGATAGGTAAAGCTGATGAGACGATCGCTAAATTGATCCAGGAAAACGCTTCTCTCATCTACCGGACCGAGGGGTACACCGGGCCGCCATTTCTTTGCCGAAGGGTGGAAACCGGGTTGGACTCGCCCGAGATCACCATCGCCCTGGCGGAGGATACAATGGCTAACACTATCAAAGACGCCCTGGAGTTTGCTAACATTAACCTGTTTTTAGGGGTAGCGTACCCGTGTGAAACACTGGACGCTAGCGTGTGGGGCAGGACGCGGGTGGGAACGGTTTTCCCGGTGCCGTACATTTTTGTTTCACAGGGGGAGGATGCTAAGAATGCCTAAGGTTAATAAAATTGTTACCCCGAATAGTATGGAGTTTGCTGTCACCTACCCGACGGCTACGCGCCTGTATGGTGCGTGGTCGGTCACTTACCCGGATGGTGTTTCGTTATCGGAGGACCAGCGGAAACGATCCGTCTATGTGTATCCGCTTGAGAATGATTTGGGCAACGGGCTTTTTATTCAGGCTTTTCTTAAGTCGGATATTAGTATTAATATTCCGGCGGGGGTGACGGATATTGCGCAGGTGATTGATGGGGCGGAGAAGGCTAATGAGATGGCCACTACTTTCACCCGGGATATTGAGGGCCTGGAGGTTGGCAACACAAACCCTGGCGTTGATGTTGCCCCTGGTGATGTGGTTGATGTGATGGTGGGGCCGGGCATCTTTCGTGAAGCAAAAGTGTCCGGTATCGAGTTCGTGGCCACCCCGGTTGGCGTGGTGCGGAAAATCAAAATTTCTAAGGACATTCTTAACCGCAACGAAAAGCTACTAAAACACCAATCCGACACGTGGCTACGCATCATTGACGAGCGGAAACGCGCTGGGGCTAACCTCACCGCCCTGGAAGCGTACATGAAATCAAAATTTGGGGTTGACCTGGTGTACGATTTTGAATTCAAACACCCAAATATGGGGTCAACGGATACGAAATATGAGGTGGTTATCGACCCCAACGGCAAAATTGATGACCAGCCGACACTAACCGTGGATTGCAAAGCTAAGAAAAAACACCCGTGGGGCAGGATGATTGTGGTGCTACAGGATGCGGACACGGGGGAAACTTACACCGACCGGGGGCTTTCGCTACGGTCCGACGAGTTTTGGACATGCTTCGCCACGGGGTGGACTGGTGACCCCCACAATATTAAGAATGGTAGGTGCTACCTATTTTTTAAGGCAACGGATGACTGATTAAGGGGTGATGTGATTGTCAACAATTATTGACTATTCGGCGGGTGTGCCAAGCGCCGCCGATGTTAAAAACGCTGGCCATGTGGGTGCCGTGCGGTACGTATCCCAACCACGCGAATCATGGATGCGGGGCAAACCGATACTCAAGACCGAGCTGGACGACTTCTACCGTAACGGCTTGTCAATAGCTTTCGTGTATCAATACGGGAAGGAACACGACTCGGATATTAAGCGCGGCTACGCGGGCGGGGTGTCGGATGCTACCGCGGTTTTGCAGCATTTGCAAAGCCTAGGGCGCGGTGATGCTGCATGCTTCTTCGCCGTGGATTATAATATTTCTCTCAGCGAGTGGAATAGTTTCGGTGTTGAATACTTCCGTGGGGTGAACGATATTCTGGGCGTGTCTCGCACCGGAATATATGGGCATTCGCGTGTAATATCGTGGGCTGTTGAGGACGGCGTGATTGCCGATTGTGGCGAGGGTCACTATTTGGCCTGGCAGACCGCAGCGTGGAGCGGTGGCGAGTTGGCGCCCGAAGCGGTGTTGTTCCAGAAAATCGGGACTGCTACCGTTGGGGGCGTGCAGTGCGATGTTAATGAAATCCTATGGCACGAGTGGGGGCAAACGAACGCCACGGGAACCCCGCACACGCAACTCACGCAACCCATGACCGAAGAAATGCCAGACACCGAGGAAGACGTGAGCACTGATATTATGCCGATACAACCCAACCCCAACCACTACGGTGACCCCCTGTTCATGCCCGAAGTTTTACGCGCTTTCGGCGTTGACGTGCAAGAACTCGACGGTTGGCAAGAGTGGGGCATGGGTGACTTCACGAAGATTTGGGGTGTGGCAGTGCACCACACGGGGGCTAATAATACATCGGCGGAATATATTGCGCGTAACCCCGGCTTGGAGAATGGGCTTTCTTCTCAGATTCATTTAAGCCGCACACCCCCCTACACTGCCACGATTTGCGGGGCTGGTGTGGCCTGGCATTTGGGTCGGGGATCGTACCCAGGGTTGCCGACCGATAACGCAAACCCATATATGATCGGTATTGAACCCCAGTCGGATGGGGTTTCGCCATGGCCGGATAACATGCTCGACACCTACCATAGGATTGTAGCAGCACTGCTGTGGTATTTGGGTTTGGATTCCAGCCGCTGTATTGCCCACTGGGAGTACTCATATTATGCGCAGGGCAAGTGGGACCCCGGCGCGGGTGATGGTGTCCCTGGCCACATGATGGACATGGACGAATTCCGTGCAAATGTTCAGAAATATATTGATAACCCACCTTTTGGGAAAGGGGAGCTTATGGGTGTTTTAGACGCACGCTTTAAATCGCGGGTGCCCGGTAGTGAATGGGAAGGCACTTTACGTGACTTCATCATCAATACTAACGCGCACGCCTACATGGGCATGGATGCAGCCCAGCGTAATGGGGATAAGCTGGATAAGCTTATCGAGCTCACAGAAAAGCAGAACGATCTTCTGCAAAACATTATCAACCGGATTCGGTAAGAAAGGGGAAGCTTATGGCTTTCAATAATCAAACCGCAGACGTCCTCAACCAGGCTTTGCGGAACATTGCTGCTAAGCAGTCTCTCGGCAAGCGTAAGGCCAACACCGTGACCGCGGCTTTCGGTAGCGCACTGCTGATTGTGGCGGTAGTGTTGACCGGCGTGTTTGCGCACCACACTAACCTACCAGCCTACACTGAGCAGATCGTACCAATCATTCTAAGTATCCTCACAGTGTTGGGTGTGTCTCGCACCCCTAACGGTGTGACTGATAGTGTGGTGGACAAAATCAATGATGAGCTGTTCAACATCATTGACGACACCGAGGCGGGCAAGTCCCACAATCGGGTTGTTGCACCCGCGGTGATTGAGGCCCAGGAAAAGTAATGTCTGAACAGTAATGATCGCCCCAGCCTATATGGGTTGGGGCTTTTCATAATACCCGAAAGGTAGAACATATGATAGCCGAGCTAACAGCGTTAAGCGCAGCCCTGGCCACCGCGGTCACCGCCCTTATAGCAGCATGGATGAAAGCGAAAACCGATAACCAGAACCTTAGAAAAAGCGAAATCGAACGCATGGACCAACGCATCACCAGCCTATCAGACCAGGTAAACATATTGGAGAAACGCATTGATGAGGAACGCGACAGGCGCCACGCTATCGAAGATATAGCGTCACGCTTGCACAGGGCACTGGAGCGTGCTATAAGCGTTATAGACAGGCTGCTGAGTATACATAGGGAGCACCATATACCCGATGATGAGCTGATAAACGTACAGGTCAAACAGCTGCGTGAGATTAATAACACGCTTGATGCTGACCAATAACATAACAGTGACATTATTGGCGCATATAAAAACACCCCAGGCTTTTAACACCGGGGGCCATTTTTCATGCCTCACTTATAGAAAAACTCAGCTTCCGCTTTAAACCTCCTAAACGCCTCACTTTGGGGGTGACTTATGGTGCCGTCCAAAACCAAGTTCACAAACCGCATGCCCGTTTTCACCAGGGTGTCGATAAGCTTATCGTCACGGGGCACGGTCATGGTGGTGATCCTACCGGGGTGGAAACCATCGAACGACTCCAACCTTTCCTCAACCACGAACAAACACTTTTCCGCATCGGTAATAAGCATTTCCCATTGACACTGACGCATATAATTTTTCGGCATGTGCGCCACATCATCAAAGAAACGCTTCGTACCAGCGGTTTTAATCTGCACCGTAGCATTCTTACCGGGGATTAAACCATCAGGGGTGGCAGCAAACAGCGGGTGGGTTGTGGAAACTAAAAGGTTTGTGTTATGCTCAACCGGTATCCACGCCCCTAATAGTTTCTCCACAATAACCGGCTCCCTGATGTTGCCCCACTCCGTGTACTCATTCCCCCGGAAGGGGGGTGCGTCACCCCATTTTTCTTCACCAAGGTTCACCATGGACTTGACGGCCTTGGGGCCAAGCTTGCCCATTTCACTGGCGGTCAAGTATGATTTTCTTAGCTTTAACCAAGCCGCCCGGCTTTCGTGACTTAATGACGAATACTTCACAATCCCCCCCTAAGCCGTCCTTGTAGGGTTTTCCGCAAACCAGTGCAACAATCTCAGAGACTAACATTCCGAACCCCAATCCCCCAACGTTCGCAAATAGTTAGTCACATCATTGTAGTCCCTCTTTTCCAGGTGCCCTTCCACGGCGAATATGAAAGTGTTCACATAAAATTCCAGGTCTGACGCCCGGCGCTTCCTGATGTTAATCATCTTCACTTCCCTTAAAAACGCCTAAGGAAACAAGCTTGGTCAACTCATTCCAATAATCCGCACCCAGCACCGCGGTGAGGAAAGGATCGAATTGACCCGAGCCTAAAATGCGGTAATCATTATCGCCGCTGGTGATGGCCTCATACAATTTCACACTCGACAGCCTCCCCATATCAGATAGGATGATGTACACCCATAGCCCACCAAGCTTTTCCTGAGGATTCAGGCGAAGCCGATATGCCCTTTCGCTAACCTTCTCCCACCCGGGGCCTTCGCAAGGGTCCAGTGTGACCCCCGCAAACTGTAGGCATTTTGCACCCAACAGCGCAATGGACGCGGCAACACCATCAGACTCGCACCCCAGATCGTAAAGCTCGGCTGGGGGCCGGCCTTCATTCTGAAAATAATACGCCAACCTGCGACGATTAGCAAGATATTCCACACCAAAATGGCAGTACATGCGATACGAATTACCGTCATGATTAACGGCCACCGTGTAGGCGGCATCAAGCTTAGCGCCGTGCGGAACCTCGCCACCACGAAAACATACCCGGCCGCATGGCGCTGGGACACCGTGGATACCCAAAAGCCCCCGGTCTGGGAAATTGATTGTGACAACTGCCACGATTCTTCCTTTCTGAAAATGTTACCCCCGCATAGTGTTGCCTGCCCTGGCCCTAAACCCCACCCCCATAATAGGGGGCTAACCGTTAAACTTCTTCTTTCTCTTCCGCGGCGTCTTCAGCACGCCATTCCGCAACCTGCTTTACCCAGCCCTCAACAAACGGATCGAACAAGCGTTCACGCCAGCCTGGGAAAATCTTATCTAACAAAACCGCATGATTGCCATGGCGGGCGGTATCCAGCCGCATGTCATGCACCCGGCTATCCCCCAGCCCGAACCGGTCACCCGACAGCAGGAACCGTGATTCCCCCGTGCCCGTGTCGTAGCTCATGGTCACCCACACGGTCGAACCATCGGGCCATTCCAACTCATAGAAGCTGGTTGCCAGCGCATCGTAAACATTTTCATTATCCGCATAAAATGTTCGATTATATTCATGGATATCAACATCACCATTGATAGGGAGATGCAGATTACGGATATCGCAAGCATCGAGCATTTGCAAAAATTTACGATGATCGACACGCACGCCTTCCTTCAGGCCTGCGTAAACACCATCACCAACAATTTCCTTGGCCCCCAAATGCGTGTTCAAAGCATTTTTGGAGATGTATTTTACATCATCACCAATGATAGGGCGGATTTGTTCCTCCACCAAATCATCGGGATCGTCAAACCACTTTTCCGGTAGCGGGAACCACTCTTCAATATTCGGCATTTTATGCACCTACACCAATATTATTCTTAATATATTCCTCAAACCGGTCACGCAACCGGTCAACCATGAACCTCCACGATGTGACAAGAATCTCATCGAAATGGTCACCATAGGAATGGTATTCCTCATGCCAGGTCAGACGGCTGGGCTTAAAATCGGCACCGATACGGGTATGGATATCACCCCACCGGTCAACCACGATATCCTGATCGCCCCACAGGCTGTGGAAAACCGCAACCAGCATCACATCATCGCCGTGCTGAACAGGCTCCCAATCCAAATCAAAAATGTTAATCTTGGCAAAATGTGATTGGAGCAGGGGTTTTACCGCTTTCACCCACTCTGGGTCATGGCGGTCGCCGTTTTCAAGGCTTGTGTCGGCAATCATTTCCGCAACACCGCGCAAATCATAATCCGAAGGCATGAACTGCCGTGGGCCACGGATCACATAATCAGCTAGGCGCCGCTCAATTTCTGGGATTGTAACCATAATGTTATCCTCACTTTTTCGGAGCGGGGGCAACCAGTGGCCACCCCCGTTCCGAAAATCATTTTTTAGTAGTCGAGTGTGCCGTCAGGGTCGAGGGCTTCCAGCATCATTTTCGCGCGGGCCACCTCCTTCTCGGTGTGGTCTTCTGAGTATTCCACGACCCCTTCAAACACTTGCGCCGCCGCAATCTTCAAGCATTCCTCAGCCTTCGGGAACAAGCGCAGCAAATCCTGCATTTCAGGATCATTAGGGGCTGTGGACACGAGCCATTCATAATACACGTAATCGAAGCGTTGCCCTTCAATGCTGACTGCGAAACGGCCGGTCAATTCTTCGGCGCCGTCGGTGTAGTCAAGCCCAGTTTCGAACGCCACATGGGCAACCAGCCCCTCGCCAACTTCTTTATTGAACCCCCCATAGCCGAAAACATCAACCGCGGGGGAATCCTCATACATGACCTCAAAGCTATAGAAGTCTTCACCCTCAAAAACCTTACGGATCAGGCCCTCGATGGTGGCGGGTGCCTGATTTTGGTACTGTGCTTGCATGGTGGTCCTCCTTGAACCTTAGGGCACCAACCCTTTTGGTTGGTCTTTTCTGTTTTACCCTATGCCCCTATTATACAGTGTGGCTTGCCCCGGCGTCAAACCCCCAAGCCGTGTTTTACATCACATTACGTCGTTTTCGAGTAGTTCTGTGAGTTCCCCCTTTTTGGCCAGGTATGCGCGGCGGTAGTGCGCGCGGGCTTTTTCCCCGAGGGTTTGTTTTTCCCAGCGTGCGTCCACCTGCCAAAGGTTCAGGGTTTCGCACACGTATTCGATGCGGGCATTGCGGGCGGATTGGCGAATAAACTTGAGCTGTGACCGGGGGTTCCAGTCCAAACCATCGAGCAACCATTCGATCGTGTCCATGTCCCGCTGGTCATTCAGCAGGATTGACCCTAGCACAACAATTTCGCTGGGGTTTTCTTCCCGTAGTGTGGCTTCGATCACAGCCGGGTGATTGTTAGCATCGGTGGAGCCCCATGGGAAGTCATATAGCACATTCACTGACAAGGACAGTTTGCCCTGGGTGATGAAAACACCGCCTTCCCACCGGTCAACCCCGCGGAGCCCGCGCCACCACGCTTCGGTGACTTCGGGGGCGAAAGTTTGCCCACATGTGAGCATGAAACCTTTGATTACTTCGAGAGCGTCTTGGCTGTTTTCCACCTTCACTTCAAAAATGTTCATGATCCTTGGGGCCTCCTGAACCCCTCGCCCGGCGTCCACCCCGTGTGGCCCTTATCCTCAACCGGACACTTTTCATTATACACACCACCCCACCGAAGTCAAACCCGCACCCACGTGTTTCACATCACACCCCCAGCAGCCCCACCAACGCCCTTTCGCACCCAACCCCACACCAACACCCCAACCATCATATAAACCCCCGCACACGGCACGCTAGGGGGCATAGACACAAAAACCCACGGCCGCAAACCCAACAAAAACCCGGCGCGCCCCAAACACGAAAGCACCAATGCTAACAACGCAACCCAAGGTGGTATCAAACATGACAACACGCGACAAAAAAACTTTCAAAAAACATGTAACAAACACTTGACAACAAACGATAAACATGATATAGTAAACATCAAAACACAGCATACGACTACAAAGATGCTGCTAAACACTATAATTACACTCTCCTCGCACGTAGAGCAACACGTGTGACACGCCTCACTAGCGTGGTCGTCCCGGGTTAGAGCCGGATCACCTCACCGACCCCATAGGCACCCGCGATCAAGGCAGGCCCGGCGCGGGACTCACAGAACGTGATTCTCACCACAGACGACTAAAAAGCAGATGATGAGTGACCTAGGGGACACGCCCGGCCCTGATGTGAAATGACTAATACTCATACGACATGCTACGATTGAAACCTGAAAACGATTCCCATTGTGACGGAAACGACACAAGTTTTTCGTTAGCTCTCTCACTAAGGGCTAACTCCATCCACCATCAACTTCTAACCCTTGATCTGGAAAGCCACACCCCGCATACCTCAAGAATTCAAGCAAGCCGCAAGCACAGACCGGGGAGAAGAGAAGAAGGAAGCAAGCAGATAGCAGCAGAGATGATCCCCGATAGATTAGGCTTGCCCCATTCCCCTTCCCTTCACCTGCTTTCTCCTTTCGGCTTCGATCTTCAGCATTGATGCTTCCCCCTTCCTTGCTTCTTCTTTGCTTTCTTCTTCATTTGCTACCCTTACCCCTTTCCTTGATTCATTATCACCTTTGCTTTCCTTTTAAGTAGAAAACCAACATTTTTGGTGTTTCGCACATTTGCAGCAAACTTCAGTTCGCGTGTGCTTCAAAACCGCTAGCATTCGGGTTGGGGTCACCCAGGGAGCAAACCTGAGAAAACACGAATTAAATAAACAAAACCCGCGAAAACGCGCAAAACCCCTCACCCCCACCATCTGTGTCTAGCATCACACCCCCGAATAGTTGACACCACCACAACCATGTGCTAGCCCAGCACAAAGGGCATTTTATACAAACATGCGCATACTATGCACCCACCCATAGCCAAACCCAAACAAACACCCATGTGACCACAAACACAGTCGGTCGGCTTGACACCCACACCCTCCCCAGCTACAATAAAAGCATAAAACAAAACAGCAGGGGACCAGGGGAAACGGGGATTAAGGGGCTTGGGGGCCAAGGGGGTCATGTTTCGGGGGCGAAACAGTTTCAGGGGGCGACTGGTTCGGGGCCGAAAACTTTTGCAATTTGGCGCGCAAAAAAAAGGGGGGACGGCCCCGCCGGGGGGGGGGGGGTCGCGCGCGGGGGGCGT